TAACCTGCCCCTTCAACGTCGGTGAGGTTAAGCTGCTGCCCAGCGCCAAGACGGCCATGGAGTACGCGCGGGACTTCTGCTTCCAGACGTTCATCGTCACCAACCAGCCCCACGTCGTCACCGGCCGCATGGAGTCCGCGGACCTCCAGGCGATCATGGACTACATGTCGGAGGAGCTCGAGGTAGACGGCTGGCGGGCTGCCCTGGACCCCGGCAGCAAGTGGTACAAGCCGAACTCGGAGATGATACACGACCTTGTCGCTGAGTACGACGTCGACGTCGAGCACAGCTGGCTCATCGGCGACCGGTGGAAGGACATCGTCGCCGGCAAGAACGCCGGCCTGCGCACCGTGTGGATCGACGGCGGCAGCGACAGTGAAGCCGAGTACAGCCCTCCGCCCGAGTACGCACACATCTGGCCGGACCGCGTCGCAGACGACGTGTTCGACGCCGTCCTAAGAATCATAGAAGAGGAATGCTGATGACCGTCAACTTTGACCTCATACAGAAGAACGACGCCAACGCGAAGGCCATGGGCGGCACCGAGATCACCACGCGGCAGATCTACGACGGCGCCATCCCGCGTGAGCTGCTCGAGCAGTTCCAGATCATCCCGTCGCGCCTGAACATGGCGGAGCTGGATCTCAAGAAGATACGCGTCCTCCACCTGCACGACCTGCCCGAAGACCCAATGTACGCCGAGCTGAAGGATCCCAACGTCCGATCCAAGTTCCACAAGTTCGTGTTCTCCTCCCAGTGGCAGTACGACCGCTTCCAGCTGGTGCAGGGCTTCGGCCTCGACGAGAAGTGCGTCGTCATCGAGCCCGGCATCGAGAAAGCAGACGTGCCGTGGGGCGACAAGCTCAATAGAGCTCACGACCGAGTCGAGTTCGCCTACACCTCTACGCCCCAACGCGGGCTGCAGCTGCTGGTGTCGGCTTTCTCGAAGCTCGCCGAGGAGGACCCCCGCGTCCACCTCCACGTGCACTCGTCGTTCGCCATCTACGGCTGGTCGGACGCCGACAAACAGTTCGAGCCGCTGTACGAGCAAATTCGCAAGCACCCGCAGATGACCTACCACGGGTTCACGCCCCACGACGAACTCACAGCGGCACTCCTCGGCTACCACGTACACGCCTACCCCTGTACCTGGCTTGAGACCTCGTGCCGCGCGATCACCGAAGCCATGTCCGCCGGCGTCGCATGCGTCCACCCCAACATCGGTGCCCTTCCCCACACCGGAGGCGGGCTGAACTTCATGTACCAAGCTGTCGCGGACGTAGGACCGGCAGTCGGCATGCACTATACCGCACTCAAGTCGATGACGGCGAAGTGGCGCGACTACGGGGACGAACTGACGGAGTACCTGCAGTTCGTGAAGTGCTACGCCGACCAGAGGTTCTCCATCCCCAAGGTGCAGTCGCAGTGGAGGGACACCCTGTCCGACCTCTCCATGAAGTATCCGACTCCGGAGTCGCGCGGGTTCGCCCTGCCGATGTTCACATACAGGTCCTGACCCATGACGACTAAGTTCTGCAGAGACTGCGTGCACTTCACAGCCGACCTCACCGAGAACGACGGCGCGTGCCGGTCGCCCAACAACGTGACCCACATCGACATAGTGTCCGGCCGGCCCCAGTACAAGCTAACGTCAGCGCGCGCGCAGAGGTCGAACTACTACGACAACATATGCACCCCCGACGGTAGGTGGTTCGAGCAGCGCGCGTGCCCGAAGTCCTGGTGGGACAGGTGGTTCTTGGGGATCGACGGATGAAGACCAGCGTCACCGACAAGGAGATCATCGAGCACGCCAAGGAGCACGGCCTGTCGCGCTGGAAGCCGGTGCTGCACGTTCCGCTCACCGACCTGCGCAGGGGCGTACACGTCGTCGCCACGTGCAGGGTGCTCCCCAACGGGGAGGTGACGGTCGAGAGGACAGCAAACACATGATAGTCACGCGCACCCCCTTACGCCTGTCCCTGTTCTCCGGCGGCTCGGACATGCAGTCGTTCTACAAGCACAAGTGGGGCGCGGCCCTGTCGGCGACCATCGACGTCTACGTGTACGTCATGGTTCACCACCGAGACGGGTGGCGGCGCGGGTTTCAGACGATGTTTCCCCAGGGTGCCGAGAATGTCGATAACCTCGAGGTCATGCGCAACGCCATCACGCGCGAGTGCCTGAGGTTCGGCGGCGCGCACGAGGGAGCCATCGTCTCCTCCATGTCCGACGCCCCGTCGAACGGCACCGGCCTCGGGTCGTCGTCCGCCTTCACCGTCGGCCTCCTGCACTGCCTGCTGAGGAAGCCGCTGCCGGACTCCATACTACACCCCTACTGGCGGCAGTCGCTGGCCGAGGACGCGTGCACCGTCGAGATCGACAAGTGCGGCTACCCGCTGGGCAAGCAGGACGCCTACGCGGCGGCCATGGGCGGGTTCAACCTGTTTAAGTTTGAGTATCAAACCGGCTACGTCGACATCGAGAAGCTGTACCTGCGTCCGGAGGTCCTAAGCGAGCTGCAGAACAACCTCCTGCTGGTCTACTCCGGTCGAGGCAGGTCGGCGAACGGCATCCTGTGGCAGCAGATCGACGCGGCCAAGGACCCTCGGAAGATGTCCCTCATACAGGACAACAGGGACAGGGCCGTCCTGGCCAGGAACATCCTTACGAAGAAGGGCGCCTGCGTCGACGACATCGGGTCCATGCTCCACGAGGCCTGGCAGGCCAAGAAGCAGCTGGTCGACGGCATATCCGACGACTACCTCGACGGCGTGTACCAGACCGCCCTGCAGAGCGGAGCCATCGGGGGCAAGGTCCTCGGCGCCGGCGGCGGCGGGTTCCTCCTGTTCTACGTCAAGCCCGACCGCCGATCGGACGTCATCGTCAACCTCGCGTCCGAGTGGCCGGACTGTCAGGTCTACCCGTTCAAGTTCGTCTTCAACGGCGTGGAGACCGTCACGAGATAAATAGAGTTGACACCAGGCCTGAACGGTGATAGAATATAGTCTAATGGAATACAGCGCCGGAGCCGCACCGTGATACTCATGGATTTGTCCCAGGTACTCATAAGCACGATGATGGTTCAGCTGCAGGGGCACAACAACGCGCCGGTCGACGAGAACATGTTCCGACACATGGCCCTGAACACCATACGATCGCTCAACGTGAAGTTTCGCGGCTCCTACGGCCAGCTGGTCATAGCCTGCGACGACCGGTACTCGTGGCGACGGGACGTCTTCCCCCTCTACAAGGCTAAGAGGAAGGACGACAAGAAGAAGTCCGAGGTCGACTGGGACACCGTCCACCGTCACATGAACCGCGTGAAGAACGACCTCTACGAGTTCTTTCCATACAAGGTGATCCGCGTGCCGGGCGCCGAGGCCGACGACGTCATCGGGGTCCTGGTGGCCGCCTACGCCGCCGCCGAGAAGATCCTCATCGTCTCCGGCGACAAGGACTTCATACAGCTGCACACCTACGCCAACGTCGACCAGTACGACCCGACCCACCGCGGCGGACCTCGCAAGAAGGACAAGGGGCTGAAGACGACCGAGGACCCCGTCCAGTTCCTGCGGGAGCACATCCTTCACGGCGACTCCGGCGACGGCATCCCAAACGTCCTCTCCGACGACGACGCCCTCATCAACCCCGACAAGAAGCAGTCGCCTCTCACGAAGAAGCGCATGGAGGCCATCCTCTCCGGTCAGTGCGACGGCGACGTGCTTGCAAGGCTTCGACGCAACCGAACACTCATCGACCTCCGGGAGATCCCCAAGACAGTCGAGGACGCCATCATCGCCGAGTACAACTCGCAGGCGCCGGGCGACCGGTCGAAGCTGATGGACTACATGATGGCGAACAGGATGAAGCACCTGATGGAGACCCTGAGTGACTTCTGACGATCAGACAGAGGGCGGTCTGTACCCGCCGGTCCCGCCCGGCCACACACGCCTGTTTGAGTTCCTGCACGGCTACGAGGACGTGCCGAACGATGAGCTCGAGCGCAGACGACTTGAGATGGAGTCGGATCCCCTTTGTCAGATACTCATGGACGAGATCAACAAGGCGGTCGACCGTGAACTCATCGGGAAGATAGTCGCGGAAGCGAAGCGCGACCTTACCCGCGACGACGTAGAGAAGTTTATAATCAAGGAGAAGTGAACGGTGAACAAGACAGTCAGTGAGACACTCAAGGAGATATCGGCCCTCAAGAACAAGAAGGACCGGGTTGCCGCCCTCCGACAGCACAACGACTACACTACGAGGACCGTACTGCAGGGCGCCTTCGACGACCGTGTTATCTGGCAGCTGCCCGAGGGCGACGTCCCGTACAAGAAGAACACCCTGCCCGACCTCGACGGCGTGATCCACACCGAGGCGCGCAAGCTGTACCTCTTCGTCTACGGCGGCAACCCCAACCTGACGCAGCTGCGCCGCGAGGCCCTGTTCATCGAGTTCCTCGAGAACCTCGACGCCGGCGACGCCGAGATGGTGGCCGCCATGAAGGACAAGAAGCTGCCTCCGAGCATGAAGGGCATCACCGTCGACGTGGTGAGGGAAGCCTTCCCGAAGCTCCTTGGAGAATGACGATGAAGACTACCGGTATAGTGAAGCCTCGCAACGAGAGACTGGCCGAGCTGATCAAGAAGGAGGGCGCGAACATGGACTTCTCCATCGAGCGCGCCCAGGGACGGCGGAAGAAGTTCAAGCGCATGGAGCGCGCCCTGAAGATACGCAGCGTGGACGAGCTCATAGCGCTGACGGAGGAACAATGATCGAAGTCCTGAAGGATCCCCACGTCGTCGAGCTGCTTATCAACAGCGCGTACCTCATCGACGTCGTCGCCCTGTACTGGACCATCAAGGTCGTGTTCCTGCTGTTCAAGCTGTGGAGCACCTTCTGATGCCGACGTACACGCTCAGGGACGACAACACCGGCGACGTCTGGGACGAGTTCATGAAGGTCGCCGAGATGGACGAGCTGCTCGCCCACTGTCCGCACCTGTCCGTGGTGCCGACCGCCGTGGCGTCCATCGACCCCATCCGCTCGGGCATCACCAGGCCGTCGCGCGACTTCCGCGAGAGGCTGGGCGAGATCAAGACGGCCCACACCAAGATCTTCACCAAGTCCACAATTAATACACAATGAAACTCAAAGAGTTTCGTAACACGCAGTAGGGAGGTACAGAACGCGCAGGTCCGGTCGAGTCCAAATCAAGAACAATAAGAGAGGGCATCGCATGGCGACACAGCAGGCTGCTAAGAGGGTCACTCGCAAGGCAAGGAGGGCGGCCCTCCGAAGGGGAT